TTCTTTTCCTCATAGAAGGCTTTTAATACCTCTTGAGCAAGCACATTAGCAGGAACTCCCCAATCAGCATATCCAGCATTTTCTTTCTCCAACTTATCTTGGCATATATTGAAAAGTTCTCCTATTCTATCTATATCTTGCTCTGTAAGCATCGCAGCCTTATAACCCCAAAAGAATCCTGTTATTAAATCTCTAAAATGATGCCCATTAGATAGTCTTGCGGAAAACTCCATTGCTTTGTCAAGTATTGGTTTTTCCGAAGGGATTGCACCATAGTTTAAGAAATTTTCTCTTGCGACAAATGCTTTGATTTCTTCCAAAACATCTTTGTTATCTCTTTTTTCTTCCATACTATAATCAGTTAGTGTATCTCCGAATACTTAAACTTGTTCATCTTTACCTTCTCTTTCCAAAAGGTCGGATTCTATTGTAAGTACGATTCCATCACAATAAGTATTGTACGAAAGAATGTCACAATACTCTTTCATTCCGCTTTTGCTTGTAACTAAAACACGCACCTTTTGATTCTTTTCTACTTGTGCAAATGACAAGATGGTTTGTAGTTCTTGTATAGTCATATCTGTACTTGTATCTGGGTTTATACTAACTAATCGCTTGCCTACTTAACACTTGGTCTATATAGGTTTTAGCATACTGGATAATATCAGTTTTCCAACCCATATCACGCATCTTTACAAGTTTGCCATCCTTGTAAAAATAAAACCTTAACCCTTTATGCAGTCTGGAGGTACTTATCACATCAAATCCCTTGTAGGAGAAAGTCTGCAAGTGCTGACTATCATATCCATTATCCTTGAGGTGAGATAACTTTTCCTCATAAGAGTATCTGGCATTTCTTTCAAACTCTGTCATAATTGTCAGTGCATCATTAGTTACAATTACCCACTTTATCTATCCTCCCTTCCATAATTGATTCCGAGGCACTGATAGTCAAAGGAACAACTCATAGATAAACTCAAGCAAAGTGACAACCAGAGCAAGCGGAAAGAAGATAGGCCATAGCAGAACCATCACCATAGCCATAGTCTCATCATCATCCCAAGTCAATCTGGCTACTATACCGGCACATACAGCACCTATAATCAAGTATGCCAAAACCAACAATACAATCCAATACCACTTCATATTCTTTCTTATTTAGGTTTCACTTATTGATAGGCATATTCTCTGGGTGATACTCCATTATGGCTATCGGGTAATAGTCATCATAGTTCTCTGTGGCTATCTTCAGAATAAGACTGCCGTCATCAATGTTAAGCAACTCTATTCCCCAGACGTTTTCATATCCTCTCCTTTCGTCATAGGTCAGCAAAAACACCTCTTGGTCTGGGAAGGTAAAAGTGCATTCAACGTCAGTTTCCTCAACTTCACAATATGACCGATAGCCGTCATCTGGGTTCTCCAGAGCCATATAGTTCTTGTCATTTATGCGGAAGATGTAGCCGTTAATAATCTCGCCCTCATAATTCTTGTCTCGCTTGGTGTAATCACAGATACCTTGGAATCTGCATCTACCTCTCTTAAATAGTTCAATCTCTTTACTCATATCACAGATACTTATTTTTCAACAACCATTCCATAATACCCATACAAGCCTCCATAGGTGTCTGACCTTCCGTAAAGACTAGCCCACAAGCATCCTCATCCATATACTGGAAGCAGTATTCATCCGAAAGGAACTTTCCTTCAGCATCCTTCGATATGGTTAGGAAATAGTCAGCATAGACCATTCCCACCTCTGGATTGTTTTTCACATTCGGATTCTTGATTGGAGAAGGCATAATCTTTATCAACTCATTTATCGACCAGCAGGGAATCGTGTAGCCGTTTCTGAACGAGAACAGATTCTGCTTTATAGCAACACTCTCTGTTGGGAAAAACTTGTATTCCCGACCCACCAACTCGTAGTGCATATCAGCCGTTTCCGGCTTCAATCCTAATTCAAGCAGTTTCTTTGACTGCTCTATACTTGTGTAATTGCAAGCCATATCTCAAATCAGATTAGTTAGACAATACTGAATAGCGGCCTCAACTGCATCCTCATAAGAATCAAACTCATTCAGAATATAATCGCTTTCTGGTTCTATCACTACTCCCTTTTCATTGGTGAGGTCAAAAAACCAATGCCATCTATCTGGGTTGGTGTAATCGGTATTACCTTTATCATTCTCATTCCCAATTTCGGCACATATAACGATGTTATGCACCTCTCTCAACCAACGCATAGCCATTTGCTGAGAAGGGGCAGATGCTAAGAAAGGGAAAACGGCCCCGTACACACCTTTTGAGTTCGTGCCTGCATCATTGAACATTAACTTTGGCTTATCCTCCTTGGGATGCTTGGCATAACACTGATTGCACGGCTCATCAAACCCCTTCTCTCTCAAGAGTTTGGCCGTTTCAAAACTAACGTATGCTTCTTGTATCATATCACTTCTCCTTTTTCATCTGACGCTCTATACGTTCCTTTTCCTTCATCATAGCCTTCATACGATTATCCAGAGGACTTTCATAACCTCTCTTCTTAATACGTCTCTTGACCTTGATGTACTCTGTGACCACAACGGACACAAAAATCAGAAGGAATATCACAACCTCAATCCAGATAGGGGAAAGCACCCACCACCAAGACCAGTCGATAATACCGCACAACTTGAAAGCGACAAACATCAGCGTCAATACCGATGTCAGAAAATAATCACTCGCTGAATCTCCCATAATCGTCTATGTTTCTAGTTTAACAATCTCCCTTGATGCGCCTTATGTAGTGAGGAAACCTTTCTGTCATAAACTCCGCTATTGCTTGAGCAACCTCCATTGCTTCCTCATCCGTCAGCGCCTCCGTGTGGATGACAATACATCCGTCATTTCTCACCGTCATTTTCCTCTAACAAACCATTGTTCTTTAATGCTCTCTGTAACTTTTCTGCCTTCTGCACTACCTGCCAGTTCTTGTACTCTTGACATTCCTTCCAGTAATGTGTGTACTTTTCGCAATGCCCAGAGGTAGAGCCTCTCATCCCGCAATAGATTTCCCAAGCGGTGCGCTCTATCTTGAACTTCTTGTAGAACGGACAATCAGTACAAGGCTTTCTCATATCACTTGATGTCTACAAAGTCCAAAAACAACCATTCGTGCTTGGTTCCGGCCTCTCTGTTCTTTCTGTTGTACCTCCACGCATAGAATATAGGTAAGAGGTCATCCACCACCCTCAAGGCCTCAAATCTCTCTGGAAACAGACTGGTAGTGCTAGAGTACTTGTCATCCAAATCCTCAAGGGGAACTCTGAAATCGTATATCGGACTCTTGCAGTTCCAGTCTGCTCTGTTGTTGCCACCAAAGAAGGTCAGTTTCGGATACGTCTCCTGCAGGTGTCGACAGAAGGTCTTGAAATGAGACTCCTGCACGAAATCGTGCTTCGTGGTCTCCAGTACAACTCTGAACCACCCGTAGTCCAGATACTTGAATATGTTATCCAGAAACGTCTTCTCTGCCTCGAACTCTATCAGTCCGTGACAGATAATCGGGTCTCCGTTCTTGTCGAACCTTACTCTCAAGTCGAACAGCCTTGCGCCAGCAAGCCACTGCTCACCGAAATCCACTCTCTGACACCTTGCCGTCCAGACCACTGGCCACATATACCAATGCTTCACTGGCAGGTAAGAAAACGTATTATGCGAACCTATCTTCATATTTGATGACCAAATACTTTTGGACACAAAGAAGGCATTAAGCCTTCTCTGCTTTCTTCAACTTCTCCTTCGTCTCCTTGAGTTGAGCCTTCAGACTCTCTTCCTCCTGCTTGAGTTTCTCCACCTCATCCACCTTGTAAGATTTGATGACTTGCTCAAGTTTGTCGAATGACTCGTTAAGCCTCTTGTCTACAGATGCTGTGTCCAAGCCATTGATGTAGGATGAGAAAATCGACTTGTCCAGTCTGTCTAAGTGGTCTCTGGTGTACGCGCATATGTCTATGCGGTTGCCTTTGCAGTCAAGACTGACGCGTACGTACAGATTAAGGTCATCTGCCATCTGCTCTAATATCCGGCCTCTGGTGGCCACATACTTGAGAGTGACATTTGCCTTGTCATCATCTGTCAGTTCAGCAGGTGCATCGACTATTTCCTTAATCTTGTCGATGTACTTCTGAATCTGATTGGCCAGAGTAGGACGGCCTAACTCTGATAACTCTGTGAACACTGACTTCATAGTAGTCAGAAAAGTTGGATTCTCGCTGATGAACTCTTTCATTTTTCTTCGCTTTTAGGTAAATTATTCTTGTTGTCTAACTCGCTCTTACTGCCATAGGACGCAAACGGAATACCGCATCCGTACATAACAACAACTGGGCTGTTGGGGTCTGGCCAAGGACTCGGTGTGGGAAACTTCACTCCCTCCAGATTGAGCAGGGGTCTGTCTGGAATCATATCCAAAAGCAACCTCATCTCTTCTTCCTCAACCTTTGTCAAACCCCACTTCTTGTAGGCCAGTTTGATTAGTTTCTCAATGTAGTCTTCTCTATTCATTTCAATGCTAATACCATAGATAAATCACTCATCGGAACGTCCGATTTCTTCATTCTTCTCACTTTAGGGTAAATGCCTTCGTTTATCAACTTGGCACAAATCTCATCGCATTTAACGATGTTCAGCGCATATGCAAGAACACCGTTGGCCTTAATCTGGTAAACGATATTCATCTGCATTCTGGCTTTAATGCGCTTACTGGTGCCAAGACAACCTCTATAGGGCCGTCTCCCGGCTTCATCTCACGCAGTTCCTTACTCATCGGCATATACTCCGGCCAGATGTTGTCCCATCCTTTGTAACCCACACCACTGCAGGTCCAGAATTCTTCTCCGTCAATCTCTTCCAACCAAGGCTCTTTGCCGTAGTAGATGTTCAGTCTTCCATCGTTCTCTTTGACGATGTAACTTCTTTCGAGTTTTTCTTGCTCCATTTCTTCAAGATAATTCTTACCTGCCTCAGTACGTTATCGTCCCTCAGAGAAGTACCCTTGACTCCCTTGAGGACTGGTAACAACTTCAGCAGAGTTGCATAATCATTATTCGCTATCTGTTTCATATTGCGGAAAGGGCAGGAATCGAACCTGCGACCTATGATTTAACCGACCATTGTTCCACCACTGAACTACCTTCCCATTTTTCCGCGCGTTTCACAACGGGCGGACTGATAATCAAAAGAGTTTTTCGTCCGGTCTGGACCCAAAATAACACTAGAAGCCAAAGAACTCACGTATTCCCTTCATCAACAACTCTGCCATCTCATCTGACATTCCGTTGTAGAACAACCACACATTGTTCTCCTTGCCGAATGCCCCGAACAGCATATCACCATTCTCGAATACGCTAAGTTGCGTTTGGCATTTGCCACGCAGTCTCTTCTGTGTTCCAGTCAGAAATGCGTAAACCCTATCAAACAAATACTCACTATCTTCCATTTCAACTTACTTTACCAGTTCGTATATCTCTCCCAAATCATACTCATTGTCTATCGGCTGTCCATATACGGCATCTACTATTATGCTTCCGCAGTTGGATATGTGGCATTATGCAACCACCTTGTCATAGCCTTCAAACCTACCTATCTCGCTTGCTGGCAGTGTATCGAAACTTAACCCGTAACTTGTAGTCATCATTGCTCTATCTCTTTGTTGTTATTTTGTATATCCAAAGATACAAATTAGTTGCGATATACAAAAGGAATAAAACTATTTTTTTACACTTGACTCAAAATTTTAATTCTAGAAGGGTGCATCGTCATCATCCCGCCTTTCTGGAATGTGATTCATATCGACCTCATAGAATAACGTCCTCTTGGCATTGAATCCCATAAGGAACTTGAACGTACCTATATTTCGACCCTTGGCCACATCTATCATTGCCATACCAGTTGTATCTGATGACTCGAACGGCTCTGGGAAGTTCTTTCCGTAGACCTCCGGCCTATACACGAATATGACCATATCCGCTGCCTCACCTATCTGGCCCGAATCCCTCAAGCGGTTCATATTGGGGACTGGGTTGTCATTGTTCCTGCTCAACTGGCTAAGAGCCACAATCCAGATGTCCAGTTCCTTTGCCAGATTCTTGAGCCTTCGTGCAGCCTCTGCCATAGCCTGCTCTTTGTTGTACGCCTTCATATTCACGTTCAGAATCTGTAGATAGTCCACAAAAGCACCCTTGATATTGTACTTGGCCTTCATCTTTCTGATAGACACCATTATCGTGTCCAGACTGGATGTACTCCTATCGTCCAGATGCAGATTGGAGGCCTTGACCTTGAACATAGCATCTTGAATCAGATTGACCTTGACTGGAGTGATATTGCTTGAGTACAGAATCTCACTGGATGACATATCCATTCCGAACGATACTATTCTGGCCGACAACTGGGTGTTCGACATCTCCATAGAGTAAAACGCAATCGGTGCATCCGCTTGAATGGCAGAGTAAGCCATCTTCAGAGCCAGAGCCGTCTTACCCATACTGGACTCACCGCCTATTATAATCAAATCCGTACCCTGCAGACCTCCTTTTCTGTCCAACTGATATATCCCAGTAGGTGTGCCAGTCATCGAATTGTCTCCGCTCTGGTTCTTGTCAATCATTCTGAGCAGTTCACTGAAAGCATCAGCAAGCGTCAAATCCTCGGCACCGCTCATATCAAACATTCCCTTGACCTCTTCCAGTGCATCCTCCCTTACTGAATCCAAATCCTTGTCTTCCCTAGTTCCGGCCAGCACCAGTTGGTTTCCCAGTAGCCAGAGTTTCCTTCTTATAGCCAGTTCCCTCAGTCTCATAGCAGGTATAGTGATGTTACCCACATACAGACTCTCTCTGTTGATTTCCGTTATCAACTGAAACTGGGCATTGGGGTTTATCTTGCTAAGTTCAGCGAATACAGATACCACGTTGAGTTCGTGGCCTTTTGAGGCGCAAATATCTATTGCCTTCCATACCTCCCTATTCGTGTCCTTATAGAAACAATCCTCACTCAAATACTCCTTCGCGTCTACATACGCTTGGTAGTTAGACATACAATTCTGTAGTACCTGCGTCTCGCACCGCAGGTCACTTATCTGAACGCTCTCCATATAGTTTCTTCAATTCATCTAGTGTTGAACGATATACATTTGTTCTCTTCTTGGGGAAATCGGCCCAGTTATTCAGATTGCTTACAGCCGATGAAATCTCTTTAGGAGTGTATTTCTTGAGTAGAGACAGAAACTGCTCTTCCGTCATCTGTGTCTTGACTTTCAGAACGAACGGACATTCCTTCTTTAGCCATTCACAGAATTTCTTGTACCTCTCATTGACTGGTTTGTCCACTACACCGAACAATGTCAGTTCTTTCTTCTCATCTACGTCAGTAGATTCTTCTTTCTTTGTTGTATTTCTTTCTTGAAGTGGGGGTGCAGGGGGCGAAACTTCTTTCTTGCCTTCCTTGGGCAAGGGGTTATCCAAGGGGTTATCTTTTTGCCCTCTAGGGGTTATCGAAGGGGTTATCTTTTCCCCTCTCTTGGGGTTATCTATGGGGTTATCTGAGGGGTTATCCAAGGGGTTATCTATGGGGTTATCTATGGGGTTATCTTTTTCCTTCTCTCCAGACGCGTAGTAGGGATTCGACTTTCCCTTAGCGAACATAGGATTCCCACCCATAGCACCATATTCCTTACCTAACACACCTCCAACTGCTTTGGAGTACTCGGTCTTGATTTTACCCTTAAACATACAGAACATACTATAGGCCACTGGTCTCAGACCCTCAACTTCCCGTCCATAAAGCGCATACTCGATTATGGCGCTTATCACTTCCAGTTTGATGTCCCTCGGCAGACCTTCTAGTGCCTCGTACCATTCCCTATAAAAGTAAAATCTGTCTCTCATATAGCCTCGCATATTTTTCTAATGTAAAGATACTCATAATCTGACTTATAAACAAAAATTTGTACTCGTATTTTTCTGCTAATCAGCAAGTTACAAATTTATCTTTATACCCTTCTCGGAACTGAGCCTCGATGCTTCCTTCTTGTAATGCTCTATCATAGCCAGAAGTTCTTCCTTCAGCCAGTTCTTGTTTGATGAGTGAAGCACTTTAATTTTCAGATACTCTCCCTGCCCAATCTTCCTAATCAGATTATCCCTATAATTGTCCAGATGCTCCGAATCGAGTCTGTTGCAGTACCTGCACTCTCCGTGGCAGTTCCTCTCATCGAACCTCGTGGACATATGTCTCCTAGAGAAATAGTGACCGCAGTCTATTTCCGCAAACGGCTTGAGATTACCGCAGGATATGCACCTGCAATATCCGTTGGGCATAGTATCTCTCAATCGTATATACAGAGAGAAATACTTGTCCAGAATCTCGACCAGTTCCGGCTTGTCCTTATCCTCCAACTTGACTCTTTTCTTGGAGGTGGTCTTTTTCTCCGTAGTCTTCTTTTTCTTGTTATACCAAGGGTACATTGGTCAAAACTTTTCCGTTCGACATTACACACCAGTTGTTCTTTTTGGGAAACTCCGTTACTTCCAAGTCTTCCACTTTGCCGAACCTTCTGATGTTTCCGCACATATCAACAATCCAACCCTGCTTTCCTTCAGACGGCCTCAATGCCCGGCCCACAATCTGGTAGTACAGAGCCAGAGACTTCGTGGGCCTACCGATGAGAATGGTGTCCAACTCTGGATAGTCAAATCCTATCGACAAGCAGTTTACGTTGGAAACCACCTTAATCTTTCCGGCCCTAAAATCGCTGATAATTCTCTCCCTCTCTCGCTTCGGAGTATCTCCAGTAACTATGGCGCAATCTGGAATGGTGTTAGCCAAAAACTGCGCTTCCTCAACAAATCTGGTGAACACAAGTATTCCTTTTCGGGGAATTCCGCTCTTCGGTCTGAGCAATCGGTTTACCAAATCGGACAACTTTTGATAATATCCGCTTCTGTTGTATTCCTCTTTCAGAGAACTTTCGTCATAATCGGCCCCAGTAGAGTTGCTCTTTACCCGACTCATATCCAATGACGTGACATCATAGTAGTTCAACCTTGCCAGATACCCTTTATTGACCAGTTCCCTAACTTGGCATTTGAATATGACCTCCGAAAAAACTCTGCGTTGGGTTCGCGTAAGGAACTTGAGGACTGAAAAGTCTCCGTACGATTTAAGCCTATAAGGGGTGGCCGTGAATCCGACCACCACCCTATTTGTGGCTCTTATGAAGTTGAGATACATACCAGACTCGCTGTTGACTGCGTGGGCCTCGTCTACGATGACATACTTGAAGCAGTTGAAATCCTCAACGTGGTTGTTTACGCTTCCTATCGTGGCGAAGGTAATCTTGCTGATTTCCTTACTTCGTACCGATGCGGAATACATAGAACAATCAAACGGACATATCCGATTCATCTTTTCATAGTTCTGCTCAAGTATCTCCTTTGAAGGACAGAAGACGAGTAACGGAGAGTTGAGACGATACGCTATCTCGGCTATTATCCAACTCTTACCGCCACCCGTAGGCACTATCACTAGTCCATTCTTCCTGCCCCGCTGAAAGGCCTTGAGAGCGCAGTCAGCGGCAATCTTCTGGTAGTCTCTTAACTGATAACTAGAAATCATTCTCGTCTGGCTCGTTGTCTGGACGCTCGTCATCGTCATTGTCAGCACCCTCGCCCTCGGCATTGTCAGCGACCTCATCACTGGGCCTGTCAGATGCAGGGAAATCCAGTCCGAACAACTCCTTCATTGCTTGGCGGTTCTTGTCCTCTTGCGCCCAGAGAGACTTCTTGTCCCACTCTGGGATGACCTCTGCCTTGACCAGTTTGCACACGTTGTCAACTATCGAGTAATACAGATAGTAGCCGTTAAGTGCGATTCTGAACGTGTTGTGGTCAAGCGGAAATTCGGCTGTACCCTTCTTTACCTGCTGTGCCAGTGAACGTATAGTCTCATTGACTGCCGCCAGTTTTTCCTCGGCCTCGCGTTTGATGCGCTTGGCTTCCTCTATGGCTTCCTCCAACTGGAGTGTCTTCAGAGGCTGTTCGTTCTCAACCAGTTTGCAGTACTCGTCCCTTATCTCACTCTTCTCATAGTCATCCAGATATCTGAGTGCTACCTCATTCTCTGGGAATATGGCAACGAAGTTGTCATTGACTGCCTTGATTATCTCCGCTGGCTTTCCGTTCTCGAAAAGGGTTGTGGGGAACTGTTCTTTAATACTCTCTTTCAAGACGAACTCAATCGTCTCTGGTCTGTAATCGGTTAAATTTACAATCATAAGTAATTCTTTGCTTGTTCTATTTTCTGTTGTGCATACACTATAGCCTTCTTCTCGTCCGCGTCTGGGATGTAGACGTACTGCGCTGCCCAGTTTTTGAAGCGGTCAATGGCAACTCTCATTTCCTCCTTGTCCAAATCAGCCGTGCTTCTGAGTCGCTCTATCTCCACTCCGTACTTGTTCGTGAACTTCGATACGAATAGTTCCTTATTCACCAGTCTCTTGAAGTAATCAATCTTCGCCTCTTCCAGTGAACAGCCATACTCGCAAGCGAAGTAACTGAGGCAGAAATGCAGGTACGCATTCTGATTCAGAGTCCGTTTAGGGTTGATTTTCTCAACCCTAACTACGGCACCCTGCGCGTACAACTTATTGACGTACTGCTTGTAGTCATCAAGTTGAAACGGATTCGATAGGTCGAAAATCATATCAGAATGGACAATCGTTCACCTCTGCATCTGGAATGCTTGAGACTACGGCCTTTTCCATATTGTCAAATATCAGAGGCTTGCCGTTACCGAAGTACACCGCCTGACGTTTTTCCTTGTAGGCTTGGTCAAACTCACCGCTTTCGCGGAACTCCTTGCTCAGATTCTGTTTGATGTTGTGAGTATCTCCGTACTGGCCTATCTCTTTTCTGGAAAGCACATCGAAGTTGAAGTACACTGACTTCGGCTTCAACGTGTTGTTGTCCAGAGAGGCATACAAGTCATTCCTCTTGATAGGGATAATCACACAATCCACATTGTGAATCTTAGCAACAAACGCATCCTCGAACTTCAAAAGGTCTGCGCTACATCTTACATTTTCACTCATCTCCGAATAATTTGGTTGCTGTTATTTCATCTCTGTGTAGATTCAAGAACTCAATGAAGCGCTCAAGGAACTCCCTCAGTCTCTTCTCACTCTGTTCAAAGTTGAACGTGTATTCCTCTCTGTACTCTCGGCCAGTTATAATCTGACCCTTGTTCAGTTGGATGACGTTATACTCGAAGGAACTGATTTCGGTACACTGACCGCTCTTAATTAGGCAATACGGATAGACGTGTCTCTGCCAGTGATTCTCATAATTGCCGAACGTGTACGAACCAGTGGTCTTGAGGTCATACACCTTGTCTCTGAGCAGTTCGTCTATATATCCGTACAACTCCACATTGCCGTAACGAGTCTCTATGACAGCCTTGGTAAACACCTGCGACAACGCACCCTTGAATCTGTCTCCTATCTGCTTAATCAATGCAGGAGAGAAGCAGAACTTGAATCCGTCTGACTCGGCTTGTACCATAGTGCAGTCATCTGGTATCACTATCTGACCGCTCTTGTAAGCGTCAATAGCATTGTTGAACGCAGTACCCTTTGAGGCTGCTTCCGATACGAACGGAACGCGGTTTATCGCATCCATCAGTTCTTGGTAGATGACTTCCTCTGACTCCTGCGGAGTGTAATGGTAGTCACCAGTAGCCTCATCGTAGTTCTTGTGCCAACCGCCCTTGTCATCCTGCCACCAGAGGCCCTCAATGTCTGGATTGAGGTATCTCTGGAAACTATCTAGCAGGGAAGGGTAAATCCTATAGTCAATTCGCTGGCTCATACTTCTCGGTGGCTTTGTTGTACTTCAAGCCTAACGAGGCACACTTGTTCTGGAGAAGATAACCGCAACGCAGTTTGCTGTCCCAGATGTGAGTAAGCGCAACTATCTTGTCTCTTGCTTGGTTGGCCGTGTCGATGTCATTGACTCCGTTTACGATGTCAACGGCCTCTGCAATCAGTCCGTCATACTTGTGTCGGCTGTCCTCCTGCTTGGTCATATACTCACTTCTCATAGCGAATATCTGAGTGAGGAACTCGTTCTTGCCAGTTACGTTTCCGGCTGCATCAATGATAGTCGGAATCTTATGCGCGTCTGGCAGGTTGCAGGAGTTCTTTGCGTAGAAACCCTCCTGCGGATTCCAGAAGATAGTCCTCTCCTTGCCTATGGCCTTCACATAGCCCACAAGGTCAAGTTCCTTAATCAAATCACCTGCTGATGAACCGCCAATTTCTGGACGTACGAACTTCTGCTCTCCGTCCTTGTCCTCGCGCTCGTGGGCCACAAAGACTACGTTCTTGTTCATCATCGAGACTCTGGTGAGGAACTCAACGAACATCTGCTTTCTGGTGCCGTAACCTTGAAGCGACAGAGAGCCGTCATACTTCGCGGCCTTCGGGTTCTTGCGGATAATGTACTCGGACATATAATCCAACATCTTGCCTACCGTGTCGATGATGATTGTCTCGAAACCAGACAAGTCCTCATTCAGTGCCTCAAGCACTTGGTCATAGTTCTGTACCTGCAACGTGGGGCAGAGGTGTGCGCCATTGACTCTGTGAATACCACCATCGAAATCCAGAAGGACTGGCTTCGGTGCTGACAGCGCCAAGGTCGACTTACCGATACCGGGGTTGCCATAGATTAACACTCTTGCGTTCCTATTGAACACTAGTTCGCTAGGATTTTTGAACAAAGATTCTCCCATTGCTCATAAAGTTTTTAGTTATACAATATGCTCATATCTGAGCGTTCTTAATACAATCATAAGCATTGCAATACCACCTGCCGTTCTGACGATTGACCCTTTTCTCCATACGGATTAGGCCTTCCCCGACAAGACGAGTGAGACGCGCCCGACCTCCCACAATCTTCTCGGCTTCCCTTTGGGAAAACGTGATGCCGTTGAGGGTAATCATCAGAACATCCTCTTTCATACGAACAACTTATCGGCAGGAATACCCGTCATCTCTGACAGAATGTCTATATGTTTCTTGTTTCTCGGCTTCATACCGCATACCCAGTTTCTCACCGTAGCGGCAGACACGTTGCATTTCAGCGCAACCTTGTTGATGAACTCCGTCTTCGGATAGACGGCTTCGGGCAGAGACTGATAGTAGTCTCCCAGATAATTCACATTTTCTTTTGTCATATATACCAATATTTGTACTTTTGCACTCATTGGGTTTAAATAGTAATGCAAATATAACAAATAATATGTATATACTAAAATAAAACTATAAAATTTTTATCAACTTTATAAAAATAAACAAGCGTCTGTCAATGGAGTGCGAGGCCGAGAGATACAGACGCTTGTTTGGGCGCAGGCTACAAAGGACACAATGGGAGAGCATTACCTTTATATAAATACCTGCTATAACGTGTTGCAGACGTTATATAATCGATTTATCAGCGAATGATGATTGATGTCCCTGCAACGGACATCTGCAAATATAAACATATATTTTTATATGGAACAAATCAAAGACAGAATTTTACGGCTAATATCGCATTATGCCGAGGGCAACAAGGCCGAGTTTGCACGAATGGTCGGAGAACGGCCACAGACTATCAATAGTTGGTGTACCAGAACTGACATCGGAAGTACCGTTGTCAACAAGATTTGCGAACGTCTTCCAGAGGTCAGAAGGGAATGGCTTCTGGTCGGAGTGGGCGAGATGTTCGACCCCGAATCTGGAAAGAAGGAGAACCCTATCTACTATGACTCAACTAGGACACCGCAGACCGAATCCAAAGAGTACCTTTCCATTATCAAAGAACAAATCCGCCAGTCTGCCAAATACCAAGAGCAGATTGACCGCTTAATAACACTACTAGAAAATGCTCAAAACATCACAGCAGGGAATTGAGATTACCAACCGATTCTTCGAGGCACTTGACATACTCCGGGCCAACAAAGCAATAAGAGGTGTGAACACTTTCGCCAAGAGGCACGGCATAAACCAAGGCAATCTGGCCACCTTGAAGAATGACCCGACAAACAGAATACTCAAACCCGAATACATAGCGTATCTGGTCGAGGACTTCCATATTTCTGCCGACTGGATTCTACTGGGTGTAGGACCGATGTTCAGACAATTCTCGTTCTAGATTGAGGAAAACTTGAGACAACTCCACACTGGTATCACCATAACACGTTCACACTTAATGAGTTGCAAGGATGTTGCATACACATTCGTAATGCGTAGGTCGAGGGTTCGAGTCCCTCTCTCGGCTCAAGTCCATAGGACTGATATTCAGAGAGTTTTTGTCCGTTCGGTCTGTCCCACCAAACCGAATGTTTAATCGTTCTGTCCACCACTGGACCGAATAACTTGAGAAAAACTTGAGAATATGCCTACTCTGAAACCCGTTGTTCTGAAGAACGAACAACTTGCTGACGGAACTTACAAGGTCAAGATTTCCGTTTTCCATAAAGGCAAGACGTGCTACATCAGTACAGATTTGAGGGTCTCATCCCCTTCTCATCTGAAAAATGGGGCAATCGTCAAGGAACCCGAATCGTCAGTCAAGAGTTCTAGGGTGCGTACCCTGCTCAACCAGTACCAGTCAATCGTAGACTCCATTGAGCAACCGGGCCTCTATACCTGCCCGCAAATAAAAGACATCATTCTAAGGAACGATAACTCGAAAGCACCCAAGACGTACCAGTCCGCTAGTGACGAATACGTCCGCTTGCTATATTCAGAAGGTAGGGCCAGTTATGCACAACTCATATCGAAGGCAACAGAGTACTTCCTCTCGTTCACCAATGGGGATGTATTCCTCTGCGACATTACACCTCTTATAATAGAGTCCTTCTCCAGACATCTTTCCCAGAGAAGGAAACGAAACGGCCAGCCTCTGTCCAAAACTATGGTCAATATGGTTCTGGCCAGAGTGAAGGTCATCGTGAACTATGCCGTCCGTGAGCAGTATGTCTCTTACCAGTTTCATCCGTTTCTCAAGACCAAGATAACACGTTCGAAGGTGCGCGAAGTGGATTTGCCTTTAGATACTATGCGCCAACTGATAGCCTTCTCCAGTGAGAGCAAGGCCCTGCAGGTGGCTAGGGATGTGTTTGTACTCTCGTTCTATATGTCTGGGATGAATTTGATTGACTTGCTGAAAACCGACTTTAGAAAGAGTGAGACGGCTTATATGCGCTCGAAAACTATGAATAGGAGTGCAGAGGTATATCATTTGCCGATACCGCAGGAGGCCAAGGAAATCGCGTCAAGGTACATAAACAACAAAGGCCGACTGGACTTCGGCTACTCGTTTTCGTATCACAACCTTCTGTGCTACATATCTCGTTCACTGGCTAGAATCAAGGAGACTCTCGGCATCGAGGATGACCTAGTATTCTATTCGGCCCGAAAGTCATTCTCACAATACGCAACCGATTTGGGTATTCCAGACCGAATAATCAACTATTGTCTTGCACACTCGGATTCGTCTAGAGGTGTACTTCAGTTCTATACACGCACTAGACGAACCCAAGCGGAAACGGCTATCAGACAAGTGATAGACTACGTTCTTAACTATTGACAAACTCCTTGGCCTTAACCCAGATGTGGTTGACCAGTCTGTAGAGTCTGGTGTCCTCGTCCTCATTCACTGGAAAGAGGCCGGCTATGCCTTGCGCCTCTTTGTAGGCCTTCAGCAGTGCTTCATTTTCCTTTGCTTCCATTCTTATCGTCTTTAAACTCCTTGTAAAAAACGCAGGTCATAACAACTATGACTACAACACCCGAAATTATCAAATCTGATAACTTGTTACACGATTGCAGTAGGATAGCCAAACCTATCGCTGCTGACGTTATTCCCAACACCATTAACGCGTAGAGAATCGCCTTTCCTAAACTTCTCCAATCCATAATCTCTATCTGGAAAACCCCGACTAACGGAGAGGGTGACGCACAAACCGACCATTCAGTTAAACCTCTCCGTCAGCCAAGGTAGGTTTATCATTCCTCCGAATCGAATATCATCTGACACTCCCAGTCCAGTTCGACACCTATCTCGCAGTATGCGCTGTTAACGTGATTCTTGAGTTCCTCTATCATATCATTGACTAACTCACGTTCTCTGTCATTCAACTTCACAAGCATATTCGTGACGTCCATCTTCGTGAAGTTGTAATAGTCTTTCGTCAGCACGTCAATCTGATGCTGCGCGTCTCTCAATGATTCCTCATTGTACTTCGTTCCCTTGAAGTCAAACTCGAACCTTCCGTCATTTCTGACCTCAATCTTTATCTTCTTGTGTTCCCACTCCATACTCTTATCCTTTTACTAGGCCAGTTAATAAGATGAAAACCACTATACCGATGAACGTCAGAACGATTCCACCTATGGTGTAGTCCTCGTCCATCCAATGAACTTCCTTGTTCCAAAACTCTCTCATTATCTTCATTGCTCTTTCTTGTTAAGTACAACATCCAAATCTACTGGCTTGCGGTATCTGAACTTGCCAGTCTCCCAGTTGAGAAGAACACTCCAGCACTTCAGAGTCATCGTCTGGCAGTCAACCTCATACAGATACTCGATATCTCCGTGAAGGCGCATCGTTATCTCAAACTCATTGTCATTAAAGCCAGTCCTTTCACTCTCGTTCTTAATAAGCACGTTGGCGAAACGCTCTGCGTCTACCGACCAGTCATTCTCTTTGATTCTCTCGATATAGGACTTGAGGTCTGCGCCCACTCCCTCTGGATAGCCATCGTGGTGGTGGTACAGAGTGAACTTATCCCACTTGTCCTTAACTACTACACAACATCTTGTACTCATTGCTCTATCGTTTTTAGGTTACATCATCAGATACAGATTCTTAATCTCATCCACGTTCTTGGGTTCTGAATCGGGGATGTGTCTGTCCTTCTCCTTCATCAGAAGGGCAGTCAGAATAATCTTGGGCAGGAGGTAGCCGTCATCGTACCTCTCTATGTTCAACGCACCGCAAAGCAGGGCATCGTTTATACCCTGCTTCATCGACTCCGCGCATCTGTCTATCAGATGTTCGGTCTTCTTTACAACTTGCTCTTTAGTCATCGTTCCGGCTCTTAGATATGGCAATCAACCATTGTTATCAGTTCGTCATCTGGAACATCGGCCAGCAGTTGCTTGAACTCCGCATTCCAATCTTCCTTATCCTTCTCGTTCTTGACCACTGCCCAGAATCCCATCTCACCTCTTTCGTACCATTCACCGTCTCTGAGGAAGGCAAAGGCACCAAGTTCATCGAGATTGGCTATATCCTTCTTGTAGGCTACGTTGCAACGTCTCTCCTTTGCGAACTCCTGCTTGCGCTTCTCGTTCTCTTCTTTGGAGAGGAAAATGGACGGACAATACTCCGACATACACTCGCAACCCTCCTTCAGTTTGAGTTGGCCTTCCCAACGTCCGCCTATAGCGTACCAGTCCCACTTGGCCTTCTCATTGTAGATGCTCAAGAGGTTGCCCTCGCTGTCAAAGTCATAACGAGCAGGACGCCCCTCTTCCTTATCTTCATCAATGTACTCTTGATAGTCCTTAATGTACTCAAGATACAATTCCTCATCGCTCATCTTCATAATCTGCGGAAACTCGTTCTCCAGATACTCGATGTGCTTCTCGTTAGTACAATGGGCCTTGTAAGCCTCTTTGTCCTTCAGATAATCGGCATAGATGCCGTTCTTGTAATCTTCAATCCACTTCTTCTTAATCTCGATGATTTGCTGCTTCGTCTTGTAGACGTGCATCTCCATTTCAAGGTTCTCATCATACTTGGCAAGTTGCTCTTCTACATTCTTGCCGATTACCATTACTACAAAATGCGACATAATCTTAATCTTTGTTAGTTCTGTAATACTCTGCGAATGCCTCACAATGGGCGCAGTCGCATCCGCATAAACCTTCACTGCGCTCACAAATTCTCTCTAATTGTTCTTCTGTCATTGCTCTATCGTTTAAAAGTCAATCTTCTTGAATCCGAAATCGTCTACATAGTAGGCATCACCCTCCAGTATGATGACATCCGATACCGAAAGGCTGTGACCAGTGTACCCTTCCGGCTTCGCGCCTATGTTCAACTTCATAAACAGATGTTCCAGTGTGGCCTCGCAACTTCCGTCTATCGGCCAGCACTCACTTTCGTACACTTTGTTGTAGCAGTCTTTCGAGGCTACCAGTCCGTACTTCTGTGAAAACTTATAGGAACAAAACGCAATCTTGCGACCCATCTCGGTGTCAGCGTTTGCTTGCCAAATCTCGTACTTCATAACTTCAGTCCTATCTTTTTGTCCAAACTTTTCATAAACGGCTCGAAAACGTGGTCGAACAACCATTCCTCGCGTCTTCTCTCCCTCTCTACCCTCTTCATCTCTTCCTCTTCTGCCTTACTTATCACCCAATCGCAGGTGGCCTCATCGGAGGTTATCTTTATCAATCTTTCTACAACCTCGTTCACCTTTTCGTGAAACATCGGTCTGCGGATTGACTCGCACAACTTGTTGAACACCAACTTGACTGCATCCCACTGAATCGGGTTCAGATTCAAGTTAGCGTACACTAACACATTGTAATCGTGGTCTTTCACTTTGGTCTCTTCTCCGACCTCCCAGTCAAGCGAGTTCTCCTTGACTCCTATCGTCCTTCTATCGAAGTTTACATAGATGAAGTAGCGACTCTCTTTCATTGCTCTGTGTCTTTAAGTGTTATTTTGTATATCCAAATCTACAAATTTATTTTGATATACAAAAATAATAATACTAAAATTTTCATCTGAAACGTAAAAAATTTCTATATTTGGACATCAAATACTTTCTATATGGCAAACTTTGAGCATTACATCCCCTTTCTATTCAAGTGGGAAGGGAAACTGGGTACTACAACCAACAACAAGAATGACAAAGGCGGTTGGACAAATGCAGGAGTCACTCTGAAGACCTTCCGTGACTTTTTCGGGCAGGACAAGTCCGTAGATGACCTACGCGCTATGACAATGGAACAATGGCGCAAGATTGCTCGTTCCTATTGGGATGAGTGCAAGGCCGACAAGATAAACAATCAGTCCATAGCCGAACTGGTTGTGGATTGGAACTTCAATTCTGGAGTAACCGGACGCAAGGAAATCCAGAAGGTCTTCAATCTGGTCGCTGACGGAATATACGGCCCGAAGACACTGGCCGCACTGAATGGCGAACCGCAGAAATGCGTGTTCTGCAAAATCAAGGATGCCAGAGAGAATTTCTTTCGGAGGCTGGCTTCAAATTCCACATCTCAAGCGAACAACCTCAAGGGTTGGCTCAACAGACTAAACGATTTCAACTATGAAACTATTTGACAGCAAAGAGGACTGGAAGCAATTTCTGCTTCTGATATTGTACGGACTGGCCGTCATAGTGGCAACCGCTCTGTTATGCGGATGCAAAACCAAGTATGTACCCGTGCCCGAAGTGCATCACGAATATCATCATACCACAGATTCCGTATTTCACACCGATAGCATAATCGACAGACAGACCACTATCATACGCGAAGTGGACAGTCTCACTATGGCCCAGTACGGAATAACTCTTAAGAATATGGAACGTGCTTGGCTTGTCCAGAGTGACAAACTATACAAGGAGATTGAACGTCTGAAGCAACTAAAAAGGGACACAATCGAGGTCAGAGACTCCATCAATGTACCATATCCAGTAGAAGTGGTCAAGGAAGTCACTCAGCCTCTCAAACAATGGCAAAAGGGTCTGATATGGTGGGGTGTCATCTGTCTAGTCGCTATTATCCTTTACATAATAGTCAAGATACGCTTTCCGAAAGCGTTGTGATTCTTTCATTTGACTTATTTGGTTAGTAATCTGGGGGTGGCTGTCTGCGAAGATAGCCACTCTCTCGTTAATAGACTGAACATATAGTCCGTCATCGTTTCATAAGTTTCCGAAGTATCCATACGGCTCCGTCAAATACTGCGTTACCTGCTATGTTGGATGCGAAATCCCTGCCGAAACTTTGGCCTCTCTTTATCTCATCCAACTTGTTCATAACCTCTCTGTCTTGACCGACAAGGAATCGTCTTTCCTCGTCAGTCAAGTTCTCAGAGAGTTTCATCAGAATGTACCTTCTTCTGTAGTCCATTACTTCAGAAAGTACTTGCGGACATTGAACTTGCCGTCCTTGTCCTTCAACTTGTCTACTGCAAGCATATAGAACGCTTCGACTGGAATATCCTCAATCTCCGTGTTCAGTATCTTTGCAAGCGACTTCGCGTCATCGGAATAGACCATATTCATAGTCACCCACAGAGCGCAGGAATTGTAGCAAGGCTTCTCTTCCTTATCCAGTCCGAGAGAGTCCATTGCCTTGTTCCATACGTCACGCGACCAAGGTGCCGAAGGCTCCATTCCCATAACAATCTCTTCTGCCTCGTCTGGTGTGAGATAGTTCTTCCACTCGATTGAGGCGAGTTTGTCAATCCACGTCTCCGCTTCACTGGGATTACGTTGGATGAGGTAGTCCATCATCTCGTTCATCACGTCTCCAAAGAGCATCATATTCTCAGTCTTGCGCGAAGACTTCATAGTATCGAACAGATACTGGTACTTCTCCTTTAGTTCTTGTGCGTTCATTTCTTCTTCGTTTTAGTTTTTCCGCAGTTTGGACAAGGTGCTTTCGGAAGTACCATTACCGGCACTTGGGGTAGCCTTGTCGGACGCGGTGTCTGAAATAACCTTTTCATAGATTCTCTTGTAAAAATAGTCGATTACACACATCGCCAACTCAGTCCAGATGGCTAGGTAGGCGAAGAAAAAGGACATAGCCACCGCGCCTATGACATCCTTGGTCGATACAATCATATAAATCAGAGTACTCCAGAACGTACTGCACTTGGGGCAGTTTATAATCTGGAGTGAGATTCCAAAGATGTCCTCTATCTTGCTCACCATACCCAAGTGGTTGGCGCAGGTGAACGCGAACATCAGACAGACGCAGGTGGCTATTTCCAACATCACGCAGTCGCTACATTGAGTGACGTGGTAATTGCTACGGCATTCGTCACGTTACAGCAGGGTTGTACGTTGGTCGGTGCAGCAACTGACTGACCTGCAGTAATGGTGGGCGCTGTGGCACTTGAGCACGGCACGCAGATAGTACAATAGACGTTCTCTGTTCTCGGACATACACCGCAGTTGTTACCGCAGTTGAAAGGCAGATAGGTAATCGTTCCGCTTACCAAGACCTCACAGCAGAAGGTGCTGTTGCCTACGTCCACTGGTGTTCCCAGAGGGGTAAACTTCAAGTCTGCAGTAATCGGAAAGACCTCCTGCGTACAAACCTTTCTGTTGCCACACAGATAGTGGTCGAGGGCCAACAGATAGGAGGCATTGGCGGCTGTACCGCCGGGCACCGTAGTCAGCGAGACTACATATGTTCTTCCGTTATTCATAACTCTTCTTTTTATTCGGGGAGTCTATTGTCTGCACCGCTTCCCCTTCTTGTGCTTTAGGCTCAACAAACGATTCCGGCTGGAACTGAACCATAAACGCATCCAGTCTGTCTGATATGGCCTTTACCATATCCATTGTCGATAGCGACATCTGCGAGGCGCAATACGCCTGCTGTGGCATAGTGCATAACTTGCAGTCTCTGGGGCACACCTTCTTATCCATTTAGGTAGTCAATTATCTTGTTCTTCACTATGGGATTCTTATCCCAGTTCCTTAACGCATCGGTCAGTTTCAGTGCGCTGACCGCCCTTCCCTGCTCTGCGTGCAGGCGGATGAACTCCGTAATGACAAACCTCAGTACTTCCACTTCCTGCTCGTCATTAGCGTAGATGTTGAATGTTATCGGATATCCGTTCATATCAGTTTATCGGTGGTAAAGGTTCTTTCGGCACGGCCCGTTTTCCTATCAGACCGCGTATGAAGTCATATCCTTCGGCCAGAGTGTCTTTGTTCTCTCTGAACCACTCCAAGAATCCGTTGGCGGTATCTTTGGTCGATTCCAGAAAACTGGGTTGTACTGGCTCGAAGTCTGGCAGATTGATATCAGCAGTTAAGTACTCATAGAGTTCCTGCGCCTCCTTCACATTACCTTTGGCTAGTTGGAGGCACTGCAACTTCAATGACGTCTTGCTTGTCGGTTGCACGTTGTTCAGCATAGCCAATCTCTGTTTTCGCCTATTGAACATAACTCAAAGTATGAAAGGGCGCGGATTCCTCCGCAACCCTTCACTTTTTAGCCGTTGCAACCGCAACCGGGGCAACCACAAGGCTGGGGAGCCGAGTAGATGTTTACGGGTGTCGGGTTGAGACTGCTTCTGCCAGTGATAGCATCGGCAAGGGTCTGCTGCATTATCTGCTGCATAGTGTTGTCGATTGCGGTAGTCTGACTCTGTGATTGAGACTGACTGCCCTGCTGCTGTCCACTGATAGAGTCTGTGATTGACTGACTCATTGTCACACCCTGCGCTACTCTCTCGTTGCGCTCTGCGGCCAAGAGGTTGGTCAGAAGGGCCAACTGGTTCTGATTGGCATCATAGCGTGCGTTGGCTACGTCACGAGCGCGGTCAGCCTGACTCTTTGCGTAAGTCGGACCGAATATCCAAGCGCCAATGGCTGCAGCGGCACCTACGGTTCCCAGAACGAGTCCTGCGATACCTACACCGCTAGGACGCTTGCTCTGCATATAGCCGACCTTGACCTGCTCATAAGGACTCATACCACCCTCAAGTGATTTGAGTGCCATTACATCATTCATATCTAAAGCCATAGTTCTGAATTTTGTGTTTGAAAAATGTTAATTATCTCCGCGTAGTACTACACAGACAAAATTAAACAAGGGCGAAACGGAACGCTAATATTCCGAATCGCCCTCACAAAATTATGGCTATCAATCAGTTATCTCTGGGAATGTTTTCCAAATCCTTCTTGTACCAGAACTTCTCCTTGAATCCGGCCTCCTTACGGCCTTGGGGAATCTTGCCAGTCTTGACCAGATAGTCAAACTGCTTCGTATTGTCTAGGTTCAGATACCTAGTCGCTTGGTACTTGCTCAACTTGGGGTCTACGATGCTTCTGGCCGCTTCCAGTAGGAAACGCGCCTCGTCATCCGAGATATTGGTATTGCCTTTGTCAATACCCTCTACGAACGCACTAAGAAGACTTCTTAGTTCTCTTAACAGATTTGACGTGGGCATAGGTGGCTGATATGATTGTGATACCGAGAAGTCCGCAGTGCAACACGAATAGACCTCTATCGGAAATTGGCAACTCAAAGATGTAGTCCAGAATATTGAGTAACTCACAGCACAGAATATACAGAATCAGTACAAAATAAAAAATGCAGAACCTAAAGTAGATAGCAAGCGCAAGCCACGCTATCAGAAAGGTTATGCACATCACATATCCGAGCCACTCGGTCTCGATGAACAGATAGGATAGAATCGAATTACTGGCACAGCAAATCGCACCCACTACGGGTACTAATTTGAGAAGCAATAGCATTAAGTCTCTCATCAGTGAGTCCTCTTTCTGTTTCTAGTTACCCCTGCTTTGGTTGCCAGTCTCTTGGGCCTGCGGGATGAACTTCTGAGTCTCTTCTTCGCCATAGTCTTATATATCTAAATACCCTTAACAAGTCGATTTCTCCTTATCCTCTAGAGCGTCCTTGATTTCCGGCTTCTTGAAAATCAACGCGAACAACTTGAAAATATTGAGTCTTTTCTTGACTCCTTTGTACTCTAGATAATTGTCGATGATTGATTGAAGTTCTATTCCGTAGACAACCGCCATTACTATCAATGGCAATAATGGGATATTGAAGGGCGAAGAGAAGGTAGCACCGATGACCCACGCGATTGCTATCCAACAGATGTAGTCTACCAGTTTGGAGATTGACCGCCTCACCGCTTTAGAGCGTCTGATGGCCTCACCTCGCTTCTTGGATGCCTTTATGCCGAAATTCAAGTCAGCGAGAATCAAAACTACGGCCACTATCAGCCACCCAGTCAGTTTCTCCCATCCGTCTACGAACGGAGAAAGAATAGCAGCAGCTGTGCCACTCAGTAAACTCTTCTCTTCCATACCCTCAAAGGTAGACATTATTTGATTATCAAATACTTTATCTGACAAAAAAATAACGTCTACCTTAACAATCTTTATTCTTCTGGTGCTTTCCAAAGAATATTTTCGCAACTGCCTTCGATGAGTTCAAAGAGTTCGCGTTTGCCGATTTCCTTGCCCTCCATATTGAAAATGGAGGCCATAACTTCCTTATTCTCCTGCTTCAGATTATGCCAGTCACTCCAAGGCATAGGCTTGACGTTGATTTCCACCTCGTCTGAAAGCAGGGTGTCGCGCAAGGCCTCAAGGCGAACAAGTTTATCGTTGATTTCTCCGAACTCCTTCTCTTCCTCCTTCGAGCGCTTGGTCTTTTCCGTCAGTTCCTTCTTGCGCTTGTCGAAAATCTTGGTGTCCTCAATTCCAACTTCCTTCGGGAGCGCATTGTACCTTGAGACATACTCATTGACGAGTCTTTTAACCTCTAACTTGAAGCGAGTGATTACATACGCGCCCTCTACTGAAAGTGAATGTGATGTTACGTCTCCCAGACCAACATCAGCGATTGTTACAATGTCATCAAATCTTAACATAGTTCTAAAAATTAGTGGTTTATGAGTGTTCTTATATATTCTGCAGCCTTGAGTATCGTCTGAACGCTTATGTGTCCGTCTATCATAAACACATCGTCCTCTATTGCAAAGCAATCGTGTTCAAAGAACTTCTTTTCGATATCTGCCATCTGCTCTTCTGTCAAGCGGATTTCCGCTTCATCCTTTTCCCTTTCAAGTTGCTTCTTGAACAACTCGTTGGAATCGTGAGGCCCATTGCATCCTATCTGAAAAAAACGGCCCTTGAGGGAATATCCGGCATCATCCTTATGCGAAGCGCAATGAAGTACCTGCATTTACTGAATGTTACTACCCATTCTGGGTGGTATCATATATACCGATGCAGACCTCGGATATGGCGCAAGCAAGTCAAGTATATCTCCTACCGACTCCGCTGTGATTTCTTCCATCTCCGTTTCAATGTCCATCAGATTGCCGTACTTGTCATACGTCTTCCCCTTGACCTTAACCTTGTTCCTTATCATACCTTCTTCTGATTGATTCTTCCTTCTTGCTTATCTCTTCTTCGTGGTCGCGTTTAAAGTCGGCCAACCATTGTCTGCGTTTACGTTTCTTTCTTGATTCTCCCATATAGTTCATCATCGTTTGAAGGATTCAACCCCATTATCTTCCACTCTCGGAATATTATCTTCTTGCCAGATATTTCAGTAGAGAAAATCGACCCGCACTGAGCACATCTGTATCTCACTATCTCCTTGTCCCAGTCAAGAACACACTTGCATCTAGGACAATACATCTTGGTTCTGGTAACTACACACTCCATTACTTCAAACCCAGTTTTTGTTCTATGTTCTCATATAGGTGCTGTGCACCATCCGTACTCAAATAATTGATG